AATGAATTGAGCAATAGTCATGGCATATAGTGGAAGGTATACAGTAAAGAATTTAAAAAAATACAAGGGAAATCCTACAAAAGTGAAATATAGAAGCTTATGGGAAAGACAAGTATTTAAATGGTTGGACGAAAATCCAAGTGTGTCCTTTTGGAATTCAGAAGAAGTGGTTGTGCCATACCGCTGTAAGACGGATAATAAGATTCACCGCTATTTCATTGACCTATACATTCAAATGGGCGATGGCAACGAATACTTAATTGAAATTAAACCTAAAAGACAAACTGTCCCACCTAAACAATCGGCTCGCAAAACAAAAAGACACTTAAAAGAGGTTATGACTTACGTAAAAAACCAATCAAAGTGGAAAGCAGCAGAGTCATTCGCAAAGGACAATGGGTGTATCTTTCAGATTTGGACTGAAGATACTATAAAAGGTTTAGGTATAAAGCTGTTGACTTGATTATAAATAGATCTATGGCAACTAATTTCATGGATAAAGTTTATGCGGACGCTTTTAGAGCTGGCATAACAAAAGGCAGCGCTAAATCACGCGACTGGTTTAAGCAGAGGTTAGCAAAAGTTAAAGGTGTAAATCGTAAAGAGCTTTTAAAAAGCGATGACTATATAACCCGCGCAAAACCTTTGGTTGGTAGAATGTTTATGTATTTTTACGACCCTAAAAATAAAAAGACACTACCTTATTACGATAGGTTCCCTCTTATTTTCATGGTAGAAAAAGCAGAAGGAGGATTTTATGGTATAAATTTGCACTACCTACCGCCTAAACAAAGAGGTATTTTGTTTGATAGGCTTACTGATTTTACTAACAATGAAAAGTATGATAAAAGTACTCGCCTACGGTTGTCGTACAATCTTTTAAAAGGTGCTTCTAAATTAAGCATGTTTGGACCGTGCTTTAAACATTACCTAACCGCGCATGTTCGTTCAAAGATAGTAGAAATACCTGCTAATGAATGGGAATCAGCGTTATTTTTACCAACTGAAATGTTCCAGAAGAACGCAAAAAGTACCGTATGGGCTAAAACACGAAGAATGATATGAGCATTATAAACGATATATTTAATCGGACAAGTCCTTCGTCAATTGACGATTTTAAGTCAACCATAGGAAGACGTGGTGGATTAGCACAACAAAATAGGTTTGCTATTTTTATGTCACCTCCTCAACAAACACTATTAAATTTAGATTTGCAAAATGCTGCAGCAAATTTATTAAGTGGTACCTTTTCAGTTGGTGGATTAGTCAACGATCCACGCGATATATCTATGTTGTGCGAAACCTGTCAACTACCCGGTAGACAAATTTTAACAGGTGAAAAACCCCACTTGGATTTTAGACAAAACGTAAAGTATGTTAATGGCTATGCTAATGAAGATATTACGTTTACATATCATTTGACTAATGATTATTACGTAAAAAAGATTTTTGACAGGTGGTTAGGAAGTATCATTAATACTGATACGTATAATTTAAAATACGATAATGAATATAAGACTGATGTAACAATTCAGCAGTTAAATGCTCAAAATATTCCAATTTATGGAGTAAAATTACTTAATGCATTTCCAGTAACAGTAAATAGTATTGATTTAAATAATTCGTCGACAAACGAAACACAAAAACTATCTGTCACTATGACGTATGAAGACTTTGTACCTGAAGGCGCGCTATCCTCTGCGGTTTCCGGTATTAAAAATACAATAAGAGGATTAACTAAACTTATATAATAGAATTGAAATAGATTATGCCATTACCTAAATTAGAAACACAGAAGTTTACATGTATTGTACCTTCTACAAATGATGAAATTGAATATCGCCCTTTCCTAGTCAAAGAAGAAAAAATTCTTATGATGGCGCAGGAAAGTAATGATCAGCGCGCTCTTATGAGGGTACTAAAGGATGTTATTAACGCGTGTACATTCGATAAACTTGAAGTAAGCCAACTAACAATGTTTGATGTTGAGTTTATATTCCTTCAGCTACGTGCAAAAAGCGTAGGTGAAACTGCTTCACTAAAGTTTAAGTGTGAAGAGTGTGGAGAATACACTGACATTGATATTAATCTTTTAGACGTTAAGGTGCAATATCCCACAAAGGAGCTTGAAAAAAACATTAAGCTAAGTAAAAACGTTGGAATCACACTTGCACCTATAAGCATTGACGCTGTCGATAATGTTGACACTGAAAATACAGAAAAGGCTTTTACATCAGGTATCGCTGCAGTAATTGATACTGTGTACGATGAGGATGGTGTTTATAAACTTGACGATTTTACAAGTAAAGAGATTACTGAATTTATTGATTCATTGAATCATCAACAGCTTGAAAAAATTCAATATTTTATAGAAAACCAGCCTAAACTAAAGCACACCGTGACTTGGAAATGTAGTGCGTGTGGTCATGAAAATAGTATAACCATAGAAGGATTACAATCTTTTTTTACATAGGCCTTTCGCATGATTCACTCACAAATCACTATCAAACTAACTTTTCTATGGCTCAACACCATAAATATAGTCTAACAGAGCTTGATAACATGTTACCATGGGAAAGGCAAGTATACGTATCACTATTACAAGAATTTATTAAAGAAGAAAACGAAAGAATAAAGAAACAAAATGGCTGAAGAACAAAATAAAACTAAAACAGTAGGTGGACTAGATCCTTTAGAGAATAAGATGGAAAATCTTATTTCTGAAGTGATGAATACCAACAAAACAGCTGCTAACGCTGAAAAGAAAACTGCTGAGCAAAATAGTTTAATTGATCAGGTTGGTACTAATACTTCAACCTTATCAAGTTCAAATGATTACTTAGCGCAGTCTGCAAAGGCACTTAAGGCGTTAAAGAGTATGATGGCTAACCAGTTTCAATTCTTAAAAAGATCTAATGAAGACTTAGTTACGTCTGTTGTAGGTAATGATTTAAAAAAGGCAGAAGATAAAAAAGAAGCTAAACAGGAAGAAAAAAAGCAGACTGTTGCTCTAGACAAAATTGCTGGTAGCACCTTCGAATTGCCTGGTGTATTTAAAAAGGGCCTCAGCGGACTAGAAAAAAAACTTGGAGGTGGTTTCTTTGGAAAAGCGATAGCTGGTTTCGCTACAGCAATAGTAACTGCTCTTGCAGTTGTCTTTTCAGGCGGTGGTCTTGCAGCTGCAGGTGCAGCGTTGATTGCTCCTTTGGCTCCAGTATTTGCTAGTATAAGCACTGCATTTGCTGGATTCATAGCCGCTATAAAGGTTATAGCCTTACCATTGACTATTGCGATTGGCGTTATTGGTGCAATCATAGGTGCAATAAAAGGATTTAAAGAAGAAGGAATAGTAGGAGCCATCAAAGGGTTATTTACCGGTGCACTTGACATTTTAGTAGGTTCGCTATTAGGACTTCTGAATCCACTTATAAAAGGATTTACGAATCTCCTAGGAATAGGTGAATTTGGAGAAGCATTGGTCGCAACGCTTGATTCAATCTATAATTTAATCCGTGGATCATTCGTAAATCTGGTTGATGCATTTAAAGCACTATTCACAGGTGATATAGAAGGAGTAAAAGCAGCGATCGCTAAACAGTTTGCTAATATTGGTGATGTTCTTAAAAAATTCTTTATGGGATTAGTTCCGCAATTAGCTGATGTGCTCTTTATTAAGATTCCACTACTGTTTGTCAAAATTGGCGAAGGTATGGTAAATCTAATAAAGACTATCGGCCCTCTTATCTTGGAAGGTTTTATTGCCATAAAACAAGGGTTGACTAATGCTTTAAGTATATTACCAACTTTGGTTGTAGATGGTGCTGGCTTTATAGTAGACAAACTAAAAGAATTATTACCTATGCCATTAAATTTATTAAAGGACGGCTTAGCATCGCTTCTTAGTAAAATGAACAGCGCCGCTGATACTTTAAAAGGTTTATTTGCCGGTGACGAAAACCTTTTAAGTAACATTTATCGTACAGTAGGTGAATTGGTATCAAGCGTAACAACATTTCCACTTACGCTATTACAAAAAGCTATAGTTGGTATAGGTGAATTGTTTGGATTTGACATGGAAGCCGTCAGTGAATTCGACTTAGCTGGCAAAATTAAATCATTATATAAGCTACCTTTTGACGCAATGGCAAGCGTGTTTGATTTTATTAAGAATTTGTTTAGTGCTGACGGAAGAAAAAAGATTTTATTTTCCATGATGAAAGTTGGAGACAAGATGAAGAATTTTGCTGCAGATATGTTAGCAAAATTTCTTCCTAAGTATGACTCATCTAGACGTGGCGGACCAGTTCACCCGCTGAATGTGGCTCACAAATTTACGCCTAAAGCTTTATACGATTTCGCAGGAATTGACAAAAAAAGCGGAAAAAGGATTAGGCAAGAGGAAGAGGACAGCAGTAGTTATGAGGAGGTTGCAATTCCACAAATTGCATCTTCAGCAGCAAACATGCAAATCGCGCAAGTACCTTCAACAGGCGCTGCAATGGAGGCAATAAAAAGTGATACATTAGACGCTCAATCAGATGCAGCAATTACGCTACAACAATCAAGCGTAAATGCTAATACGACAAACAATACTGCGAATACGACTAATGTTACGTATAACGAATCTCGCCATATTGATGGTGAGCTAGCGAAAACAAACCTTTACGCGTTTGGATAAAAAAAAGGAGTGGCCATAAAGACCACTCCTTCTGAAACGTTAGGACGTAGGCTCAACCCTACTATTAAGACTGCGCTAACTTAGCAAAGTAGCTGAG